GTGCAAGAATCCTTGTTAAGAACTCAACTATTCTTAACGAGGACAGCACCATGAGGGCACTGTCTGATTATTTAACGTTGCGTGAAGCGATCTCAGATAAACTTTCTCAGACAAGTGACAGTGACATACGGGATTCTTTGAAAGACATTGGTTATGCTGCTGCTTTTGATTTAAGGCAAAGCGATATTGGCTTCGCTGATTTTTATGACAAGTATCTTTCTTCCGACGACTTTAGGAAAATATATGGCTCCTAATTCTAATATCCTTGATAACGCTTTAAACCAAGTTAATAACAAAAACGTTGAAAATACTGGCAACGCAGACTTTGATGACACTTCCATTTTTGTTAGTGGTTCACCGAACACTTCTGGTGTCCCTAACTATTTGAGTGGGAACTTCAACAAACAAAATGTTATGACTGTCGGCCAGTTGAAGCAAAGTGTTGAGGAACTGTTTGCCACTAAAGATCCTTCATCTAAGGCCATTGCACAGAACTTGTACAAGGCTGGGTTTATTAGCAAGTCTCAGAGGGACACTGGTTTGAGTGTTGCTAAGTATGGTGTCGGCAACGCTGCCGCCATGTATGCCGCTTACACTCGCGTTGAGGGTTCACGGTCGGTCTCTTTCGAGGACTGGCTACCTTGGTATGCTAACTCCCAACCGGGTCCTGATGAGGGGGGCGGTTCTGGCGGTGGTGGATACACTGGCCCTACTACTTCGACTAGTGTCTCCATTACTGACTCGGAAGACGTGTCTCGCTCGTTGAACACTTTTGCTGTTGACATGCTTGGTCGTAACTTGACTGACAGGGAACTGAAGAAGTACTCGAAGGCTTACACTGCCGCTGAGAAGGACTCACCGCAGGTGACTGTTTCTACTCCCGGTGTTGGTTCCAATGAGAGTGTAACTGAACAAACTGTTACTAGGGATACTATTGCCAGAAACATTTTGCAGGATAGTCCGGCGTTTGCCGATAATGTGATCAAGTCTGATGTTCTTGAAATGTTTTTTAACAGGTTAGGTGGGAACACTGGTGGCTGAAACTATTAAAGAAAAAAGGGCGAAGAGGGCCGCAAGGGTTGAGGGTTTGCGTCAGGAAGAGATCGCGGATTCTATCGCTAAGTATTCTTATTTCAAGTTACTTGTTGAGTCTAATCCTGAGTTGCAGGGTTACTTTCAGGATCTTAAGAAGATCATTAAGGCTAGCCCTACGGGAACTATTACTCAGGATGAAGTTAACAACGCTACCCGTGGCTACAATTACTTTACTACTTATGATTCCGATCAGCAAAAGTCTAAGATCGCTCAGGCTCTTGACCTACAAAACAACACTAACTTGTATCAAGAGTCTGTTGACGCGAAGAAGACTGCGATTGTTTACACGGCTCGGCAGAAGGGTTTAACTCTTAGCGAAGATGTTTTGAACAAAATGGCTACGTTGTCTCGTTACGAAGACTGGTCAGATGTTGAACTTGATAATGCTATTGGTGCGGAAACGATCAGGTTTATTTCTGGTGGCGGTCAGGCCGGTGGTGATGCTGGAACGGTTCAGACACAGTTGTTGCAGTGGGTTAACAAGAACGGGTTGAGCCTTAATAGTGCTCAGGTTGCCCGTTACGTTGAGTCAAGTGCATTCGGGGGAACCGACTTGGAGAGTATTAAACAAAACATTCGCAACACTTACATGACTGGTTCTTACCCTGCGTGGTCGGATCGTATCGCTGCCGGTGCTGACCCTTCCGATATTGCCGCACCGTACAGGCAGCGCATGGCTTCACTGTTGGAGATTGATCCTGACAGTATTGATTTTAATGACGCAATGTTGAGTCAAGGTATGCAGGGTGTTGGTGCTGACGGCAAGGCAGGGATTGTTCCGTTGTATGAATTTGACAAAATGATTCGTAAAGATCCTCGTTGGGATCGGACGGAGAACGCTTTGAAAACGTACACTGATGCTGGTTCTAGCATCCTTCAAATGTTTGGTTTGAGGTGATTTGAGTGGCTGACTTAGTACAAAATGCCCTTGACGCTTGGTCTGACTTCCAATCTTTTGGCGATGGTACACCTGAAAAGCAGGCTGCTTTAGTAAGACTTGAGCAGGCTAATGCTGCCCGTGATTCTGGTGGTGTCAGTGGTGGTGGGAACGTCCAGTCTGCCGGTGACATGGCGCAGGAGAGTTACTACAATAACCTTAGGAATGAAGAGAGAACTTCTGCTAAAGCGTTTCTTAATACTTTGTTGACGCAGTACAACATGCAGTCCCTTGCCGGTCAGATTGAATCTTTGATTCAACAGTCAACTAACCAAGATTTTCTTGCGGAAAAAGTTCGTGAAACGGCAGAGTACAAGACTCGCTTCAAAGGTCTAGTTGATTTGCGGGCACGGGGCGTTACTGATGTTCAAGACGAAGGACAGTATTTGCGGCTAGAATCACAGTACCGTCAAGTGTTCCGTGAAGCGGGACTGACCGACTACCTTGGTGCTTCCGGTTCGCAAGGTGAATACTCTTCTATCGCTGACCTTGTGGGCAAGTTTAGTTTGAGTGTCAATGAGGTGCAGGATCGCGTTCAGGACGCCCAGAGGGTTGTTAGAGACACACCTCAAGAGGTTCGTGACTCGTTGCAACGCTTCTACAATGTTGACCCAGCAACCCTTGTTGAGTACGCCCTTGATCCTACACGTACCCAAAACAAAATTAATCAACTGGCTAACACTGCGATTGTGGGTGGCTATGCTTCTCGCGCTGGTCTTAATTTGGATGTGGGTGGTGCTGAGAGCATTGCTAGCCTTTCAGGATCGTCAGATATTAACGTTGAACGGTTTACTGTTGATGCTGCTGCGGGTCGCGCTATCCGCGATTCAACGAAGCGTCTTGCCAACATTGAGAAGAGTACTCTTAGTGATACGGAGTCGTTGACTGCTTCTATGGGTGTTGACACTGAGGCTAAAAAGAAAGTAACAACGTTGCAGTCCCGTGAACGTGCCCGCTTCGGTGGCACGTCTGCTATTGGCTCTACCACGTTGTCTAACGCTAGAACAATATAACTGAATAGGGGGCGTGACAGGTGCAGTAGAACGTGGATCGGACACCAGATTGTACTGGTGACAACCGTGAGACTTCTTAACCCCAGTTCGATTCTGGGCACGTCCACCATTACCTTGACCCACCGGCCCAAGGGATGTAGCAAGTCCGGTAGTAGCAGCCATTGTGTTCTCCCCAGTTCACAGTGTGGGTTACGTTTCATCTAAATGAATGGGAGTATGTATGTCTGAGTACAACGAATGGGACGACGATGAGATGGACACTGACGGCGACGGTCGTGGTGGGAAAGATAACTCTACTGGAATGAAAGAGTTGCGGAAGGCGAACGCTGCCTTAAAGAAGCAACTTAGTGAACTTCAGGAAAGTTATTCTCTCGTTACTAAAACTCAACGTGATCGTTCGGTGAAAGACGTACTTAAGTCTAAAGGGTTACCTGACAAAGTGTCGGCGTTAATTCCCGCAGACGTCACATCTGAAGAAGATGTGGATGCTTGGATTACTGAATACGGTGACGTGTTTGGTATTACAGCAAACCCTGAAGCCAATGCTGAAGGTGAAAATGAGGTGCGACAAGATTTCGCTTCTCTCAACAGGATCTCTCAAGCGCAGGCTGGTGGGACTACCTATTCGGGTGGTTCAGACCAAATGGACTCTCTTGTCCGTAATGCGGGAAGTCCCGAAGAGTTAAACAAAATTTTGTTTGGTACTTCACAAGCGCCAGAGGCATACTAGCCGAAGGTTCCGACAAACATTCTATCTATTTTAAGGAGGTGAAACACTACAATGGCTAACGCATACACTGGTACTTCCGCTATGGCGGGTGTTGTTAAAACAGCATATGACCGTTACGTAGAGTTCGCTCTACGTTCACAACCACTGTTCCGCAACCTCGCTGACAAGCGTCCTGTGCAACAGGCTATGCCCGGTTCTTCTGTTGTGTTTTCGCTATACAACGATCTGGCTCTCGCAACAACCGCGCTCACCGAAACAGTTGATCCTGACTCGGTAGCAATCAGCGACGTTTCAACTGTTTCTGTTACTCTGAACGAGTACGGTAACGTTGTTTTGAACCTGCGTAAACTTGGCGAACTGTCGTTCGCTGACGTTGACCCAGCAATTGCAAACATTGTTGCGTTCAACATGGCAGATTCTATTGACAAGATTGTTGTTGATAAACTGATTACGGGTACTAACGTACTGTACTCGGGTGACGCAACTTCAACTGTTTCTGTTGATGCAGCAGACACCCTTGGTGGTGCCGAGATTCGTAAGGCTGTCGCTAAACTTCGTACAGGTAAGGCTGTCCCTAAGGACGGCATGTTGTACGCGGCTTACGTTCACCCTGAAGCGGCACACGATCTCCGTTCGGAGACTGGTTCCCTTTCGTTCGAGGACATCCGTAAGTTTACTGACCCTAACGTTGGTAACTTGCTGTCGCTCTCTACTGGTGTCTATGGTGGAGCGTACTTCATCGAGACTCCACGGGCGTACGTTGCTACCGATGGTGCTTCTAGTGCCAAGGTTTACCGTACCTTGATCTGTGGTCAGCAAGCACTCGCTGAGGCGACTGCTGTTGAACCCGGTGTGGTTATCGGTAACGTTGTTGACAAGTTGATGCGTCAACGGCCTATCGGCTGGTACTCCCTGCAAGGATGGTCACTGTACCGTCAAGCAGCAATGTACCGGATTGAGTCCGGTTCGTCTATCGCTTAAGCGATGGTGTTTTAGGGGGAGGGTCCATCCTGCGGGGTGGGCCTTCCTTCTCCCCATTCTTTTTCTTTGAAAGGTTTTACTGTGGCTGATAATCTCCCGAACGTTATTGAGAATGCTCTTCTTGATGCTCTTGTTGGTACTACCGCGTACTCCATGACTGGGCCTGTAATGCTTGCGTTGATGACCGCTAACGGTAACGATGCTTCTGCTGGTACTGAAGTTACTGGTGGTTCGTATGGTCGCGTGAGTATGTCTATGACTGCTGCTTCCGGTGGTTCTATTACTAATAGTGCTGAACTAAACTTCACTGGTATGCCTACGGCTACTGTTGTCGGTGTGGAGTTGTATGATTCTAATGGTTCACCTAAGCGTCTTGCTTATGGTTCTTTGTCTGTTTCTAAAGCGGTCACTTCTGGTGACACGTTGCAGTTTGCTGCTTCTTCGGTGACGCTTAG